GGTGTAGTATGCTCAATGTAGTCCTCAGTTATACTAGCAACGTGTTGGTTAGATAGGTGAGCAAACATACGGCGAATAGCCTTGCCACCTTTCATACTAGTTACACGCTCACGAGCCTTGTCCTTGTGAGTAAGGAACATAGCTATATGACCCTTAGTCTTGGGACACTCAGTAGGGTTAAAGATAGCTAAAACCTTAGTAACATCTGCCCATGTTAGTAAAGAATTGTTTAGGTTGTTATACTCTCGATCAATAGTAGACTTCAAGAACTCTGCCAATGCAGACGTTTGATCAAACTTTACACTCTCGTTGTTTACCAATGCGTCAGCAATGTCATCAAGAGAACCGTATTTAGAGTCTTGAAAAGCTTCAAGCACACCATACTTAGTATACTTATTTACGTGACCTCTATACACAAGTTGATCTTCGTCAAAGATAGGCCTTACATCTGGTGCATAGTCCATATCGTGATAACGCCTCCAACTATTGATACCATAGTTAGGGCAAGCATAATAATACACATCGTAATTAAAACAAGCTTGTATACTATCTATGACTGTTTCTTTACTGAATATCTCGTGATACTCATTATTTACTATTTCCATAAACTGTTTCATAATATAATCCTTTCCTATGTTATAATTAATACAGTTATACTTAGTTATTCTTCAAGGCATATGACCATATAATCTATACCATTCTTTTTAGCATTGTATCTCATAAACTTTCCATCTCTTGAATGGAATTTAAAACGTAACCAACCTACAGGTGTAGCTTTTAAGTTATGTTCAATTATATCAACAGCTAAGTCACAAGATATATTGGGCATTGGAAGTAAATCTGTTTTGTTTATTACTTCACCATCTATAGCAGACCCTACCATAACTTGAGCAGAGTAACTAGCCGATCCTAGTGCTGTTAATAGTACCGCAGTTATTTTAATTAAATTATTCATATTACACTCCTTAGTTTAAATAGTGATTATACAGGCAACCTTCAAGATATGCAATAGCATTATCAATAGGTATTGTTTCAGTTAAGTAACTAGGCGGCTCGTCATCACCTTCATAGATACGAACACCACCTAAGTTGTATTGAATTCTAAGATGACTACCGGTCTCTAGGTTTACCCTACCTATCAAATGACTTAGATTTTCTCTACTAGCTATCATAGGTTTAACCTTTCAGTTGTTATCTTATTTACCTCAACAAATGCACCACGGCTAGTCCACCTATCTTTAATATCCATAGCTTCGACAAGATAGTCAGTGAAGTGTACATCTATAACAGAGGAATACCCTCCTGAAACTTCAGATATTATCAACTCATATTTAACTTTTGCACTGTCACTTTTAAAGCTTTCATCGACCATTTAAAATTCCTCATCTAATATTTCATTTATATCTGTTAAATCTTCAGACAAAGTAGGCACTTCAAGATAATCCTCTAGCGTATCCAAAATTGAATTGGCTTGCCACGCTTTCATAGTAGTTTCCATTTTATACCCTTCCTAAAGATTGATAGTAACTTTCCATTGCGTGTAAAAACCCACGTTGATAATCACTATCAGGTGGGTCAAATCTGAATGACGCGATGCTATGCACCACGTCTATCGATAACATATGTTCAGCCTCATCTAAAGCGTGTAGAAAGCCACGATTATATTCGTCTGATTTATCTTTTATAGACATTGAAAATACTCCTCTGTTTCAATTACATATGTCCATGGATCGACAAGGTTTAATTCTGACTTGTCAACTTTAACCATACGACCCACATTTTCAGTCATGCCATATGACGTTTGAGTATGGCAAGGTTGTCTTGTATCACTAGGGACATGAAGGACACAGATTTGGTTTGTAACATAGCCTGACTTCTCGACAAACTCGTAGTAATCAACTGCATTCATCATATATGAAGGCTCAAGAATACCTTCCCAATGTCCTATGCATTGCACCACGCCACCAGTTAATCTATTTAAGGCTCGTTGTGTATCAATGAACCTAGTGAAACATGCCACCTGATGTATATCATGTGGGTTATCTATTGCGAAAATTACTTTCTCTAAATGTGTCATACTATTCTCCTTAATTAATTTGCATGATCAATTTACGATCAATGTTATTATTTGTTAATACATAAAATACTTCATCAGCTAAAACATTATTAGCGAATGTTATACGACCTACACCAGTTGTCCCGTCAACATGGCCTTCAAATTCAAAAGCATTTGTCCACTTGTCATGCAAGTCAAACCATAACTTTGTTGAATACTGCCGTTGATCACGATCACCTGACTTCAACACTCTTAAAAACCATTTGTTTAGTTCACTTTCTGAACCCACTTGTGATAACTTCATAATTAAAATTCCTCTTTCAATATTGTTTCAATTTTATGGTATTGACCTAATTCCACGGCCTCTTTTAGATTAGCATTTTCCAGAGCAATATCTGGCTCGATGCAGTAAGCACTACATAATTCAAAAAACTGGTGTGCAGTCATTTTACTTCTCCCTACTTGTTACACAAAGAACTTTGTCAGTCCACATTGTTATAGTTGAACCACCAGACACAACTTGCTTTGCAAAATGCCACGCCATTTCTGTTGATAATTCACCCGACTTCGATCCATTTAAAATTATACTTGTCATAGTATTTTCCTATACTGTTTAAGTTAAAACGTGTATGCCAACCAGTAGGGAGAAACTGATTGGCATAACTTTCCTAACTTATAGCCCTTGTATTGCGGCAATGACAGCCGCTTTAGTGAAACCCTCTTTATTCATTCGCTTAACAAACGCTTCAGCACTTTTAGGCAATTCAACTTTAGTAGGGTTTTTCTTATTAAGAACCTCTTTCACTAGTGTTGATCTAAGAGACAATTTCTTTTCAACAGCCGCCGCGAACCTTGAATATGCAAAGCTATCAACCTCTACATTTGATATATCAATAACTAATGTCTTTTTGTCCTTTGCTTTCTTAATTTTAGCACCAACAAAAACAGCACCTATAATCGCCTTAACAGCAGTTGCCCCTTGCTTATCCCCTTTATTTAATAGTCTAGCAACAGCACTCGCTAACGGCCTTGCGTCTTCACTACTTACTGTAGATTTAATTAGTTCAAATAAGTTAGAACTAGCCGCAATGCCTGAACCCATGTTTGTAATAAATTTGTTTTCTAATGATTTAATATCGTTTACTTTTGTCATAATTTTCTCCTATGAACATTTCTAATAAAAGCATATCAGCATGATATACTCATATATAAAATGTTTGTGCAATTTTCCATTTTCACCTGTTAATTCAGAACAACGCTAATAGATACATGATCTATAAACTAAGATTACTTTTTGCACACTGCCGAAACCACACACCTGATCGCTCACCCGTCCTATCAGGGTGTCAGCACTTTACAAGTGGTACTAGTCAGAGAGATTGATTTTGATCATAGCGGCCTCTTACCGCGCTTTTGAGATTTTCTGTTTTTTCGTTTTTCCTTGTTTGTTTCTGTTAAACCCTTATTGCTTTTCCTGATAGCATATGCAACCCCCTGCTAACCCCTTGAAAACATTGAATAAAATCCAGTTTCTCCTTCTAAGTCATTGAAATCATTGAATAAAATAATTGTAAAATATTTCAAATTAATTTTATATTTCTTGTAAGTCATTGAAATCATTGAATTCTTTTTTTATAAAAATCTTTAAAATCCTTAATATTCTGTATCATTTTGATATTATTATAGTGATTTAAAGAGTGTTTTTAGTTGAGTTTAAAGAAAAGTGTTTAAAATCAATAGGTTAAGTGATTCGTTTTAAATTATGTAATAAAATCAATAGGTTAACAGGTGGTAAAACCTTGCTTCATAGTAGTTTTTAAAGAAAAGTGTTTAAAATCAATAGGTTAAGTGATTCGTTTTATATTTGTTCCTGATTCGTTCTCTTTTTAAGAAATATTCCAGACTGGTTGAGATTATCATATATGAATATTTGAATATGTTATCCCTTTTAATAAGAAGGAACAGGCGCGCGCGTGAGATACTTTTATTTAAATGTCAAGTGAGTTTCTAAAATTATTCTAATTTAATTTAATAGTGTGACATATATAGAACAAACTCTCAGAATTGGCTCTAAGGAATTTTATATAGTAAAGTAAGCAAAGAGTTCTAGAGCCTGTGGGTGGCCTTATTTGAGCGTCTCAGGGGTAGTTCTCTGTTTGTTTAGTGTTTGTTCTACTGTATGTTCTTATTCAAGTATTCTGTTATTTGAATGTATTTTAATGTTTGTTAAAGTGTATATAAAATACAATGGTATACAATCAGATACCGAAAACCAAACTTGTATGCATAAGTATACAATAACGTATTGCAATATGTGAATATGAACTAGGAAACATATAGACATATCTTGATATATGAATACGTGAATATGTACCTCGGATAGTAGTTACAGGGGGTAGATGGGGCATGGGGGGTGTATACGGTGTTATATATGCACAATGACAGAGAGGGGTATTTTTGGTTTAGGTGTTAACCACCTTGGTTTACATACAACTATTTTGGGCCTATGTGTATTATTTACTTGACAAGGAGTAATAGTGAGTGTATACTAAGCGTAAGCTTTAATATGTATACATTATGAAATTAGGGGTTGACTTTGCGGCATTATGTGGTATAACATACGAGTAGTATACTTTAAGTTAAACATAATGGTTTAGTCCAACTACTAGTTAATTATAAATATAAGTAATACTTAGAGTAATACTTTAAGTATAAGCTAGAATTAGTTCCTCTTTGTCGCATAACTTAGTATAAGTTTTTTGAAAATCCCCTTGACTTATAAAACACTATGTGTTATAACTGTCAGAAGTCACAATAATAATAATAATAACAAGATGACATAATGACCTCCCCTAAAGATAAATACGACTCATCCGATGATGTCCTTAACACATTTTTTCAAGCTCTAGCAGATGATGACCTAAGAGCTTTGTATAATCTCCATATACCTCGTAGTGATGTTTTCTATATAAGAGAAAAGTATTACTTGGATACAGGACACTGGGTTTCATTGGACAGGATGGAACGATCTATGTTCTTAGAGAAAAAGTTAGACAGCAGAGATGTGTTAGACCCTAAACGTAAAAGGGACTGGGAGGAATAAAGATGGCATATAGATTAGGTGTAAGAAGTAAACAAAGGTTACAGGGTCTCCACAAAGACTTAGTAGCTGTAGTTGAAAGAGCGATACAGATTACTGAAGTAGACTTCACTGTGCTAGAGGGTATGCGTACCCTGGGTAGACAGAAGGAGCTAGTAGCTAGAGGAGCTTCAACAACTCTTAATTCCAGGCACCTTACAGGGCACGGAGTAGACCTTGGAGCATATGTAGATGGAACCGTAAGATGGGATTGGCCTTTATACTACAAGATAGCTGATGCTATGAAACAAGCAGCAAAAGAATTAGAAATAGACATGGATTGGGGAGGAGATTGGAAATCCTTTCCAGACGGGCCTCATTATCAATTATCTTGGGGTACATACCCTAAGTAGTCTTAGGGAGAGAATAGACATGAGTGATAGAAATGCTGACGATATACGCTCGTTACAAAATGATCAAAATGAATTAGAAAAACGTCTATTTAAGTTAAGAGACACTGTCCGTGATATGGAAGAAGAAATTAACAACATAAACATCTATCTTGATATAACTAAAGCTAAGTTAAAATCTTTTGATGGTATAATTGGTTGGATTGTTAAGTTATTTATAGGTGCTATTTTAGGTGGCATACTTACATTTATTATAAAGGGAGGTTTAGTTTTGTGATTGAAGAACATAAAAAACTATTACTCCCTACCATTATTAGGGGAGTTCTATACGGACTAATCGTAACGGTGTTATTGGTTAATGTGCCAAGTCTGTTTGGTATAAGACTTTCTTCAGAAGTATACGCTGAAAAGATAACTAAAATGAATGAAATGGAAACTAAAAGGTCTAACGATAGATTCTATGAGTATCAAAGAATGGAAGATGCTTGTGAACTATAGTTCGGAAATAAAATGATAAGTACTTTATTACCTCTTCTAACTCCTATCATGGGTGACGTGTTAAAGCGTATTATACCTGATTCAGATAAAAGAGCTGAGATTGAAAGAGAGACTAAGCTAGCCTTACTAGAACATGCTGACTCAATAGAGAAGGTTCGTGGTGAGATTATACTAGCAGAAGCTTCATCAGGCAACTGGTTGACTGCTTCTTGGAGACCTCTTTTAATGCTAATTGTTATAGCTATCATAGCTGTTAACTATTTAGTATTCCCTATAATAGCAATCGCTTATCCAGAGATTATGAATAATGTATTGGAACTACCCGATCAACTTTGGAATCTATTAACTCTTGGTGTTGGAGGCTACGTAGTTGGTCGTTCCGGTGAAAAGATGGTAGACAAATGGACAAACCCAAGTAAAGGAAAATAGATGTTAGGTTACTGTTGGAATGACAAGGATAAGCCTTGTGGTAAATGTTTTGGATGTTGGAACCTAGACCCTGCGTCTGTATCTTTAAAATTAAAGTTAACTACTGGTACAGTAATTACTTCAATATGTTTGTTTGATTATGCCTAGTTCACCTAATTATAAAAGAGACTATAAGAGAGAACGTGCTCTTCAACTTAAGTCACCTAAGTCAGACTTAGCAGCTAATCGTTCGCGTAAAGCAGCTAGACGTATGTTAGAAAAAGGTGGATTAGTTAAAAAGGGTGACGGTAAGGATGTTGACCATAAAAACCGTAACTCCAAGGATAATTCTGTAAATAATTTAAGAGTTCAACTTAAAGGAACTAATCGTAGTTTTTCACGTAAAGCAGAAGCTAGTAAGTACAATAAAGGTGGATATGTTGTATGCGGTGCTTCTAACCCAGGTACTCATAAAAGGGGTAAGTAATGGATTTAAAAAAACACAAAAGTAAATTAGAAAGTATTGGATACTTTGTGTCTTCTGACCAAGTAGTTACTTCTAGAGGAGACGTTGTAGGTGTCACAGATCCTTACGGTTCTTTTATATGTGATATTAAGGAAATAGTAGACATTGTAAGTCAAGTAAAAGTTAAAAAAGAAATTAAATATAAAAGAGCTAGAAGCAAAGATGGTCACTTTATAGCAGATGACCCAGAAACTTTAGATATAAATGAAGCATGGGTGAAGGTGTAATATGACAAAAAGAGCCCTCACAGAAAAACAAGAGTTATTCTTAGCTGTTCTATTTGAACAAGCAGAGGGTGATCCTTTAAAAGCAAAGAAACTTGCTGGATACTCCGATAATGTTTCAACTTCATCAGTTACAGCTTCTCTAGTAGACGAGATAGCAGACCTTACTCGTAAGTTTATAGCACAGTCTTCTACTAAGGCTGCATATACAATGTTCAAAGTAATGGGCGATGTAGATATGTTAGGTGCTAAAGAAAAGATGACAGCTGCTAAAGACTTGATGGATAGAGCTGGATTTGTTAAAACAGAAAAGGTAGAAGTATCTACTGTAGAACCAGTATTTATTCTACCTGCAAAGAAAGAAGAATAGTATGGTAGAATATAGAGGTGAAAAGTTCTCAGGTTATAACAAACCTAAGAGAACACCTAAGCACCCAACTAAATCACACGTAGTACTAGCAAAAGAGGGTACTACGATTAAAATGATTAGATTTGGAGAGCAAGGCGCTAGTACTGCAGGTAAACCTAAAGCTGGTGAGTCTGATAAAATGAAAAAGAAACGTGCTTCATTTAAAGCTAGGCATGGTAAGAATATTAAACGTGGTAAGCTAAGTGCTGCATACTGGGCAGATAAAGTTAAATGGTAGAAAATCGTAACTTTACTACAGACACAGAAGCTGTAACTATCACTGCTACATCAGGCGGTGCTAGTGCTAATCTTGTGTATACTTGCCCACCTAACCATGATGCTACTATAGATTTTTTACATATAAGTAATGGTAGCACTAACGTACAGAATGTTACATTGCAATGGTATCATGCAGATACAAATACGTATCATCATATTATAAATGATAAATCTATAGCAGGTAAAGACGTATATAACATTATTACTTCTGATAGAATACACTTACATGCTGGTGATAAGATACTAGCATTTAATGGTGCTTCTAATTTAGAAGTCTTTATATCTGTACGTCAATACTATAATCCTGCTAGAAATGCATAACGGGGTTGCATTATTATCTGTAGTATGATATAACTAACTATGGTATAACTATCTCTGTAAGGTAAACAAGCCTTACTTACATAACGGAGATAGGTTACATGTTTAAAAGATTATTCAAAAGTATTGAGCGTAGCAGACAAGAGAGTGCTAATATTTGGTTACTCAATAATTTGTCTGATAGAGATTTAAAAGATATAGGTATAACCCGTGGCGACATCAAAAACAAAATCAAAAGTAAATGAATCAGGAAACTATACTAAACCTACAATGCGTAAAAGATTGTTTGCTAAAATAAAAGCAGGAAGCAAAGGCGGGTCAGCAGGTCAATGGTCAGCTCGTAAAGCACAAATGCTTGCTAAGCAATACAAAGCTGCAGGTGGGGGTTACAAGAAATGAAGGCTCCTCAAAAGTCACTTAATAAATGGACTAAAGAGAAATGGGGTACTAAGTCAGGTAAACCATCTACTCAAGGCAAGAAAGCTACTGGTGAAAGGTATTTACCTAAGGCAGCTAGAGATGCCTTATCGAGTCAAGAATATGCAGCAACGTCTGCTGCTAAGCGTAAAGGTAAAGAGTCTGGTAAACAATTTGTTAAACAACCAAAAAAGATAGCAGAAAAGACTGCTAAGTTTAGAGCTAACGAAGGAGGAGTAGTTATGAAAAAAGGTTATCATAAAATGCCAGATGGCACAATGATGAAAGATTCAGATATGAAAAAGACAGGGTATAAACACGGCGGTGTTGTTAAAAAACCAATGTCTAAAGGTATGAAAGCTTTAAAGAAAGCTGCACCAGCTGTAGCTAAAAAGATGGGTTATAAAAAAGGTGGATACGTTATGTGTGGAGCGTCTAACCCAGGTACTCAAAAAAGAAGTTCTAAATAACAACTTGACAAACTAATGTGTGTGTGATATAAGATGGCTAGAAAACAAGCCCCTACACTAACTGCTATCCCTGTAGATCAATCTTGGAAGATTCCTAAGAGAGGTTTAGACGGGGAATACTACCCAATAGTAAGAGTAGGTAGGCATATACCTTTTGGATATTCGCAAGACGAAGAAGATAAAGATATACTTCAGCCAATACCTGATCAGCTAGAAATGCTAGAACAAGCTAAAAAGTACTTAAAAGAATATAGTTTAAGACTTGTAGCTAGGTGGCTTACAGAGCAATCAGGTAGATATATCTCACATGTAGGATTAAACAAACGTGTCAGCATCGAAGAAAAAAGAAGGTACACGGCCTCAGCCCATAGAGACTATGCAAGGCGTTACCAAGAAGCCAGTGAAAAAGCCCGTGTCATCGAAGAAGAAAGACTCGGTGGAAAAAGTACAAGAAAACTCTACACAGACTCCTGAGGTTACTCCTACTTTTGCTACGCCTAAACCAGAGCCTATAGATGTCAAGAAAGCTCAAGACATTATATTTGCTCCTAATCCTGGTCCTCAGGAAGACTTCCTAGCTTCTAGTGAGCAGGAAGTTTTATATGGTGGAGCAGCAGGTGGTGGTAAATCATATGCAATGGTTGCAGACCCTGTTCGATATTTTAACAACCCTCACTCTAGAGGTCTTCTTGTTAGACGTAGTACAGAAGAATTAAGAGAACTTATTTCAGTATCTAAACAACTATACCCAAAGGCTGTCCCAGGTATTAAGTTTATGGAAAGAGATAAAACTTGGGTAGCACCTAGTGGAGCTACTTTATGGATGTCATACCTCGATAGAGACGATGACGTTATGAGATATCAGGGGCAAGCCTTTAACTGGATAGGGCTCGACGAGCTTACACAATGGCCTTCTCCTTTTGCTTGGAATTATATGAGATCACGTTTACGTGCTACTAGCTCCTCTAAACTACCTCTCTATATGAGAGCAACCACAAACCCAGGAGGCCCAGGTCACTTTTGGGTTAAAAAGACTTTTATAGACCCAGCACCTGCTAATACATCATTCCATGCTACAGATGAAAATGGTGAAATAATATCTTGGCCTAAGGGTCACACAAGAGAAGGTGAGCCTCTATTTAAACGTAGGTTTATACCTGCTAATTTATTTAATAACCCATACTTAGCCGAAGACGGTATGTATGAGGCTAACTTGCTATCAATGCCAGAGCATCAACGTAGGCAGTTGTTAGACGGTGACTGGAGTATATCTGAAGGTGCAGCTTTTTCAGAGTTTAACCCTAAAAAGCATGTAGTAGAACCTTATGAGATACCAAGTAGTTGGGCTAAATTTAGAGCATGTGACTATGGATACGGTTCTATGACAGCAGTATTATGGTTTGCAGTAGCCCCTAGTGAACAGATAGTTATATATAGAGAACTATACGTAAATAAAACTACTGCTTCTGATTTAGCAGATATGATAATAGAGATAGAAAAAGGTGAAAAGATAAGATATGGTGTTTTAGACAGTTCTTTGTGGCATAACAGAGGGGACACTGGGCCATCATTAGCTGAGCAAATGATTCAAAAAGGATGTAGATGGAGACCATCGGATCGATCTAAAGGATCACGTATTGCAGGTAAAAACGAAATACATAGACGACTACAAATAGACGAGTTTACAGAAGAGCCTAGGATAGTATTCTTTAACACTTGTCGTAACTTAATATCAGAATTACCCTCCCTTCCTCTTGATAAGAATAATCTTGAAGATGTAGATACTAAAAGCCCTATTGACCACGGATATGATGCTTTAAGATACGGATTAATGACTAGACCTAGGTCCTCTCTTTGGGATTATGACCCATCTACACAACGATCAGGCTTTCAAATGTCTGACCCCACCTTTGGCTACTAAGGAATAAACATGGATAAGTACGAAATGGACGAACAAGAACTAGAGACGGTTATGGAAGACTCAGAGTCTTCTTACATAGACGACATACCAGAAGGTGAAACATCAGATGAGCCTGTTGGTAAAGTAGTTTCCTATGTTACTGATCGTTTTAAGAGAGCTGAAACAGCTAGATACACAGACGAAGAGCGTTGGGTTAAATCATACCGTAATTATAGGGGTATTTATGGCCCTGATGTAGCTTTTACAAGTACTGAAAAGTCTAGAATCTTTGTTAAAGTTACTAAAACTAAAGTATTAGCGGCTTATGGTCAGTTAGTAGAAGTTTTATTTGGTAATAACAAGTTTCCAATCTCAATAGACCCTACTAGACTACCTGAGGGTATTGCAGAAGCAATGCATTTTGAGTCTAACCCTGACATGCAAAAAGCAAAAGGTCAAGATAGCTCTTATATTAGCCCAGAAGATGCCAAATTACGCCCAGGAGAGACTATCCCAGACCTTATGGAACGATTAGGTGGATTAACCGATTCACTGGCTCCAGTGGCCGATATTATGGAGGAAGGTGAAGGTAAAACTGCTACTGAAGTAACCGTACATCCTGCAATGGTCGCAGCTAAGAAGATGGAAAAGAAAATACATGACCAATTAGAAGAATCAGGCGCATCTAAGAAGCTTAGAACAGCTGCTTTTGAGTGTGCTTTGTTTGGTACTGGTGTTATGAAAGGCCCTTTTGCAGTAGATAAAGAGTACCCTAACTGGGACGACGAAGGTAACTATAAACCTCGTATTAAAACAATGCCTCAGTGTGATGCTGTGTCTGTTTGGAACTTTTATCCAGACCCTGACGCTAATTCTATGGACGAAGCAGAGTATGTAGTAGAACGACATAAAATGTCTAAAACACAAGTACGTTCTCTTAAGAAACGTCCATTTTTTCGTAAGAATGCTGTTGATTTAGCTTTAGAGTTTGGACAGTCTTACTCTAAAGAGTGGTGGGAACAGGCTATGGAAGACGATAGCCAAGAAACAGCTACAGAGCGTTATGAGGTCTTAGAGTTTTGGGGTTATGTTGACGCTGATGTTCTTAAAGATCACGATGTAGATATTCCTTCAGAACTTAAAAATGCTGAACAACTTAATTGTAATATTTGGATTTGTAACGGACAGGTAATACGTTTGGTTATGAACCCATTTAGTCCACAGATTATTCCTTATTACGCTGTACCTTACGAGGTAAATCCTTACTCATTCTTTGGTGTTGGTTTAGCAGAGAATATGGACGATACCCAAACTCTTATGAATGGCTTTATGCGTATGGCAGTAGATAATGCTGCTTTATCAGGTAATTTATTAATAGAAGTAGATGAAAACAACCTAACCCCAGGCCAAAGCTTAGATATTTACCCAGGAAAAGTCTTTCGCAGAAGCGGTGGGGCTCCTGGTCAAGCTATTTTTGGCACTAAGTTCCCTAACGTATCCAACGAAAACATGCAGATGTTTGATAAAGCTCGTCAGTTGTCTGATGAGTCTACTGGCCTACCTAGCTTTGCTCATGGTCAGACAGGTGTTTCAGGTGTTGGACGTACAGCGTCTGGTATATCTATGCTTATGTCAGCAGCTAACGGTTCTGTACGTACAGTAATTAAGAACGTAGATGACTACTTATTAGGTCCTCTCGGTAAGTCTTTCTTTTCATTTAATATGCAGTTTGATTATGACCCAGAGATAAAAGGTGATCTAGAGGTTAAAGCGCAAGGTACATCATCACTAATGGCTAACGAAGTTCGTAGTCAAAGACTAATGCAGTTCTTACAAGTTGTACAAAACCCTGCTTTAGCACCTTTTGCTAAAATGGATTATGTTATACGTGAGATTGCTGAGTCAATGGATTTAGATGCTGATAAAGTTGCTAATAGTTTATCTGAAGCAGCAGTACAAGCAGAAATACTAAGAAAGTTTCAAGAAGCTAATCCACCCGAAGTAGACCCTAATGCAGAAGCAGCAGCAATGCAAGCAGCTATGGGTGCTAGCGGTGGGGCTCCTGATGCAGGTGCAATAAGTGTAGGTGGTGTTCCAGTTCCAGGTGAGCAAGGATTTTCTGCTAATACAGGTCAAACCCCAGTTTAAAAATAGGAACTCTAATGATTTTAAAACAATTAGTAAACGACAAAGTGTTATATGATGCTTTTCAAAAAGAGTTAGATATACGTATTAACTTTGCATACAAACAAATAGAGCAAAGAGATGAGCCCTTAGAACTCCACAGGTTACAGGGTGAGATAAAAGCGTTACGGAGTCTAAAAATGCTACGTGATAAAATCAATGGTGAAAAAACGGAGACTTTTTAACAATGGATAGTAAGATATATGAAGAAGGTGGCTTAGCTACAGACGGACTTGATAAAGACCCAATCTCAGGTAATGATATACCTCCTGGTTCTAATGCTGAGGATGTCAGAGACGATGTATCTGCTCAGTTATCGTCAGGTGAGTACGTTGTACCTGCTGACGTAGTAAAATACTTTGGTGTAGCTTACTTTGAAAAACTAAGAGCTAAAGCTAAAGCAGGATTAGAAGACATGGAA